TCCAGTCTTAACTGTAGCTCAGTCTGGTAGAGCAAAAGATAAAGCTGATTAAACGTCTTGGTTCAGAGTTCAGAGTTTAGGACTCAAATTTAAAATCTTAAAGCTCTTATGCATTAGAATTTAAGTGTAAAAGTTTAAAGCTCTTTTAAATCCTGGTTTTTAAATGAATGGTTTAAGCTTTTCAATAGCGAATGTTTCCTCCAGGCTGGATAGTTAGAAAATTTTTATTTTATTAAAGGCAGTTGTTAAAAACTGTCTTTAATAAAGTGAATTTTGCGGAGATACCAAAGCGGCAACTGGAACAGGTTGTAACCCTGTAAGATTTTGAGACGTAGGTTCGAGTCCTACTCTCCGCACCAAATTAAAGAAAATAGTATAAAGCTGTGTGTAGCTAAGTCTGGTTAGAGTTCTCCCCTTGGAAGGGAGTTGTCGTAGGTTCGAATCCTGCCGCACAGATCAACTTTTGGAGTGTAGCTCAACTGGATAGAGCAACAGATTTCTACTCTGTAGGTTGTAGGTTCGAATCCTATCACTTCAGCCAATTTAAAACTGACGAACTAGACGAACTAATACATAAGAGGATTTTATAATGCAGGAGCATTATAATTTTACTGATGCTGAATATTCAGCACTATTAAAAGATGGTGTCACGGACATTGATCTTTATAAATCTGTTAAGCTCTTTGATCCAGATAACACTAAAAAGCCTATTTCATATATAGGGATTTTTCACTACATCGATAAAAAAGGTGATTTCAATAAAAAGCCTATGTTCCCGCATAAAAAAATAGCTTTAGCTCTTTTCGAAAAGCTTTTAATAAAAGGAAAAATGGCAGTTGCAGAATATATTGAAGACTGGGAGAATGATTTTGTTGAAGTTGATGAAGATGAATTTGGAGAAGATAATGAGATTTGATTTTAAAGTCAGCTGTTTTGCAAAAGCAGAAGTTAACGAAAGTAAACTTCATGATTTGATTTTAAGCGCAATAATTGACAGTGAATTGACTAATGCATGCCACGTTGAATTTGTCGATGGATTCCAAGACAAAGAAATTAATGAATCACTGGGGGATGATTCAGATCAGTATTTTTAAACAGCTGGGTCGGCTGCTTATAATAGTCCGTAGTTTGCAGTGGACTATTTTTTAATTATCAAACCAAAGAGGAAAAAATATGACTTATGAAGTGATGAGTATTGATGAAGCTCTTGAAGATACTGGACTAAAAATGTTGGTGTATTCAAAAGGAGGTTATGGAAAAACCGTAATGTGTGCAACCGCTGGAAAGCCGACATTGATAATATCCGCTGAACAAGGATTGATTTCTATTAAAGGCGCTCCAAAGTTTGTAAAAGTTGCAAAGATTACTTGTTTTGATGATCTTGACGATATTTATGATGATCTGTCGGAAGGTAATATTCCTTGTAGTTGGGTATGTTTAGATTCTATTTCTGACGTAGCAGAGGTTTTGCTTTCTGAAGAGAAAGAAATGTCAAAAGATGGTAGACAATTTTACGGTAATTTAGCGGATAAAATGAATAAGATGATTCGCAAATTTCGTGATTTGCCAAACATTAATGTATTGTTTACATGTAAGCAAAAAAGGATCACCGATACTGATACTGGCAGAACAACCTATATACCATCATTGCCAGGAAATCAGCTTACCGAAAACATAAACTACATGTTTGATTTTGTTTTTGCTTTGCGGATCGAAGAGGATGACGATGGAGAACCATATCGAACTCTACAATGTGAGCCTGACAATTCCTATGATGCAAAAAGTAGGGGTGAATTTCTCAATGATTTTGAACCTCCGAATTTGAAAAAATTGGAAATGAAAATCAGGGGTGAAGATTATGAACCATACGTTAAGAAGACAAAGGTCCAAAAAGAAAAAGAAAGACTTGCGGCTGAGAAGGAGGCGGAAGAAAAAGAGCTAGAAGAAAACGAAATTGACAATGAACAAACAACTGGACCTGAAGTTGACGACATTCCAGAAGATGATTATGAAACCGAAGTTGAAGAAACTGAAAACAATGATGAGGACATTGAAGAAGAAACCGCTGAAGAGTAGTTGAGTAATATTTTTTATATTAACATAATATTTTTTATCAAAGAGGAATAGAAAATGGCTAAATTACCAAGTAGTTTTACATCTGAAGGTAAGGGTGATATGAATGATTTCACCACAATTCCAGCAGGTAAATACACTGCTGCAATTGCGAAGTCGGCGTATAAACAAAACTCCAAAAAAACTGGGCATTATCTCAGTTTGCAGTTTAAGATTTTGGAAGGCGAATTCAAGGATCGTGTTGTTTTTGCAAACATGAATCTTGATAATCCTAATGGTGAAACTGTTGAAATTGCTGAAAAGGAATTGGCGACTTTGACAAAAGCTTGCGGCAAAGTCAGCATTGATGATTCTGAGGAACTCCACGGTATTCCCGTAATGATCAAAGTTATCGTAAAACCTGCAACTGCAAATCAGGCTGAAAAGAATGAAATTAAATTCTATGAACCTGCAAAGGGTTATAAAAAACCTAGCAATCCAGAGTCTGGAGAAAACACTGGTGATGATCCTGTTCGGTCTACAAAGACCAAAAGAAAAGTCAGCTTTGATGATGAGTAGCTGATTTAGTGGACCTTGCTTTGTTTAACCACCTTTTCAGGGTCCACGCCCTTTTATTTTAAGGATTCATTATGGCAAATATTTCCCACATCACTAATTCCACTTCTTATAAATTAAATAATTTATTAATCAATCAAAAACCACAAAGACCCTATTTAGGCGCTAGTAGTATTGGCAAAGAATGCGCTAGACAGTTGTGGTATGGATTCCATTGGACGTCGGAAAGACTACCTATTTCTGGACGTACACAAAGAATTTTTGATATGGGTCACATTGCGGAATCTTTGATTACAGATCACCTTGCGAGAATCGGAGTGAAGGTTTGGGCAGATCAAGAAGAGGTAACAGGATTTTTCGGTCATGCTCTTGGTCACATTGATGGACGCGCAATTGGTTTTCCAGAATTCCCAGATTTAGAATGTTTAGCTGAATTTAAATCAGCAAAAGCTTCGTATTTTAAAGAGATGTTCGAAATCGGGTGTTTTAGATCAACTCCGGTTTACTACGACCAACAACAGTATTATATGGGAAAAACAAAGCTCACAAAATCTTTTTTCTGTATGATCAACAAAGACACTTCCAATATATACATTGAATTTATAGATTTTGATAAAGGTTACTATGAGGATTTGCTAAGAAAAGAACGTGGAATAATAACGTCAGAAAAACCTCCGCATAAACACTTTGTTAGTGATTATTATAAATGTGAATGGTGCGTTCATAATGACGTTTGCCATAACAGTTATGAGCCACAAAAGAATTGCAGGACTTGTGCGCATAGCGATATTGAAGAAGAAGGAAAATGGAGTTGTAATCTTAAGAAAACCAAATCAAGAAACTTACCAGTAGCAGAGCAAAGAACTGGATGTGATAAGTGGCGTAAAGGATGGGAGTTATGACAAAAGATCAAATCGAACAATTTAATTCTTGTGTGGAAGAAATGGAGCGATTGAATGAATGGGAATATGTATTCATAGAATCTATCGAAAATAATATTATAAAATTTGAAAACATAGATGATGAATACAAACTAACAGACAAACAATCTCAAAAACTGGAACAAATTTACGATAAACTAGACTAAGGAAAAACAAAATGAAAAACGAAGAATTGCACGATAAGTTTGAATCAGAAACTGTTGAGATGGTAAATGATTTATTTGATTTTGATGGTCCAATGAAAGATTCTACTATTTCTTTTTTCCATGCTATGGTTAAAAATTTCAACGAACAAGTTGAAAGATTATATAATCAACATTTGCCTCAAATGCAGAATGCTGAAATTGTCGCATCAACAAAGTATAAAGGCTTGGATTTATTGCCTGAAGATTTACAAACATTGCCAATCATCCAAGAAATTTACGTCAAAGAACTGGAACATGAATTCGCAAAAATACCCGTAAAACAAACTGAATTCTCAGCTGGATTTGATTTACATTCCACGCTTAGCGAAATGCTGACTCCTGGTGAAAGAATGTTGATCCCAACTAGCATTGAAGTTGCAATTCCAGAAGGCTATGTTGGTTTAGTTAAGCCTAGATCTGGACTAGCTAACAAATATGGAATTGATACGATGGCTGGAGTTATTGATTCTGATTACAGGGGACAGATTCATGTCATTTTAATCAATCACGGAACTGCAATTTGGAAATTTGAAGCTGGTGATAGAATAGCACAATTGCTAGTTGTTCCAATACATCCAGCCAATAAATTACCAGTTGTTTCTGAATTGCCTGAAACCGAACGTGGTGATTCAGGTTTTGGAAGTACTGGCAAATGACTTTTCAAGACCGATGGTTTCAGGATGAAGGCGTATCAGCTGGATTTAATTCTTTAGAAAAAGGAAATTATCCAGTTGTAGCTATGCCTACTGGATCAGGCAAGTCTGTTGTGTTGTGCAAACTAGCTGACGAAATACTATCAAAAAATCCAATTGGTGGTGTTTTAGTTTTAACGCACGTTAAAGAAATTATTGAACAAAACACCGATTCATTAGAAAGACATTTTGAAGGTTATCCAGTTAATGTTTATTCAGCTGGACTAGGCAGAAGAGAAGTTGGATTAATTACGGTAGCAGGTATACAAAGCGCATATCACCATCCAGAATTATTCGAACGATTCCGTTATGTAATTATCGATGAATGTCATTTGATAAATCACAAAGAACAAGGAATGTATCGTGATTTTTTAAGCTTAATAGAAGCTAGATGTATTGGTTTAACCGCTACAGCTTTTAGGCTAGGACATGGATATATCTACAAAGGTGAAACGACTTTGTTTGATGATCTAGCTTATGATTGCACAACAGGAGAAAAATATAATAGGTTAGTCGATGAAGGTTTTATATCACAGATGTTTTCTAAGAAAACTTTGTTGTTAATGGACACAAAAGGAATTGGAACTATTGCTGGCGATTTTAACGAAAAGCAATTAGCTGAAAGATTCAATATAGACAACATAACCGAAGCTGCGATTTTAGAAACTTTACATTTTGGTAAAAAATATAAAAAATGGCTTTGTTTTGCTATTGATATTAGCCATGCTGAAAACATAGCTGAAAGATTTAACGAACATGGTATTCCAGCAAAAGCAGTTCATTCAAGAATGACCGAAGATAGGAATAAAATTCTAAACGACTACAGAAAAGGTGTTTATAGAGTTTTAGTAAATGTTAATGTTTTGTCTACTGGTTTAGATATCACAACAATAGATTTAATTATTCATTTACGACCAACAAAAAGCCCTAGTTTTCATGTTCAAACAAATGGACGTGGTGGTCGCGTTGAATATGCTCCTGGATTTGATCTAGACACAATACAAGGTAGGCTTGATGCAATCGAATCTGGACCAAAACAACATTGTTTGGTTTTAGATTTTGCTGGAAACACAAAAGAATGTGGACCGCTAAATGATCCACTAGTAAGAGAAAAAGGTGAGAAGAAAGGAGAAGCAATAACTAAAACTTGTCCTGAATGTGACATGATAAATCACGGAGCGGTTAGAGAATGTATTAACTGCGGTTTTGAATTTAAAATGAAAGAGAAAGAATCCCGTATTGAATTTACAGCAAGCTCTGAAGAAATAATAAAAGACACTCGAAAAGATTTAAAAGCCTGGGTTAATGTTTCTGGTGTTAGATACGATAGACATCCAGGCAGAAACAACAAACCATCGACTATGAGAGTGACTTATAAGTGTGGATTGCTGTCGTTCAAAGAATACATTGCATTAGATCATTTTGGAAACGCACGTTATCAAGCGAAGAATTGGGTTTTTCAAAGATGGATTGGACCAAGAAATGAAAGACCAACTACAACTTCAGAATTGATAGCAAAATCCGATGGCTTAAGCATTCCTAAAAAAATCCTTGTGGATTCAAATGGCAAATACACAAGGATTTTAGATTCTGAATTTTAATAAAATAATAACAAAATTCCATTTCTTTGATTTTTTCGTTTTTTCTCTATTTTTCCATTTTTGCGTAATTTTTTGCAATTTCGCATAAAATCCAAACTAGTTCCAAAAAAAATAACTGATTTTTTGTGGTTTTTTCGAAAAATTACACAAACTCCGCTTTTAGGTATATAGTTGTGTCTGTTAGATTGTATTTTCAAAAACAGGCAAATCTAGGAGCAAAAAATGTTAAACCAAAAACTACCAGTCAGAAAAATGAATAAATCCACTGTTCGAGTAATGCTAGATTATTTGGGCGTTCCACTAATCGATCAACACAAACGTACTAGCGTTGTAAAAGAACAATTGGAAAAATTTCAAGGCATTGATCCAGATAGCTATGAAAAAGCTTATGACCTCGTTGTTAATTACAAAGTTCCAGAAGGTGGTGAGCCAACACAAATTAGTTATATCGAAGCTTCAAAAATAATTAAAGATGAAATTGCAGGATTGAAAAATTTGGCAACTGAAACCATTCGAGACGAGTATTCAACAAAAGTTTCTGATTGCATGGATCGAATGGAAAAATTGTGCGATAACCGTATAACCGAAGCTTCTAGAGTTTTTAACAAAACCGTTTTAGAAGTTAAAGTTAATGGTAAGAAAACTGGCGATTTGAAAAACGAAATTGTTCCAGAATATTTTGAGAGAATGATTAAGCTAGCAACTGCTAGAAAAAATATTATGTTGGTTGGACCAGCTGGAGCCGGTAAAACGCACGTTAGCGAAATGTTAGCTAGAAGTTTAGGAATGGATTTTTCTTCACAGTCCTGTTCCGGTGGTGTTTCTGAAACTGCTTTTACTGGTAGACTTTTGCCGCTAGGAAAATCCGGCGCGTTTGAATATGTCGAATCCGATTTTGTTAGAATATACGAACAAGGTGGTGTTTTTCTTTTTGATGAAATGGACAACGGTGATCCTAATGTTTTGGCTTTCTTAAATCAGGCATTGGCAAATGGAAGTTTTTACTTAGCGCAACGAATAGGAAAAACCAAAGTTTCTAAGCATAAGGATTTTATTGCAGTTGGTGCCATGAATACTTTTGGGACTGGAGCTGATGCAATGTATACGGCTAGAAATGCTCTTGACGCAGCAACACTAGATCGTTTTAGAATTGGTATGATCACCGTGGATTATTCAGCAACTTTAGAAGAAAAATTAATTGATCCAGAAATATTAATTTGGGGACTTCTAATTCGCGAAAAAATCAAAAATCACAAACTGAAAAAAATCATGTCTACTCGTTTGTTGATTGATGCAACTGACATGTTGAATGTAGGATGGGGAATTCATGAAATTGAAGAAAGCTATTTTGCTGACTGGTCAAGGGAAGAAAAATTAGTAATAGGGAGAAATTCATAATGGACATTATTGCATACAACGAAAAAACAAAAACACGTTCTATACACTTTGACAGTATTATAGATTTTATGGAACATAAATTCACTGGACCAAACAAAACGAAAGCTGAAAGGTACATTAAAAAAGATAGCTACTTGAGATCTGGAAAATATGGACCATCAAACACTACCGTGAATGATGTTTTTGAACATGCTCTTTTAGGTGATTCTGAAATGCTAAAAGATTTGGAATCCAAATGTGTTCAACTTGATAAAGTAACAAACAAAAACACAACTGCATACACTCAAAAAATTCAGACGGTAAAAAGAAAAAGAGTTTTTGCGGATCAAGGTGATGAGCTAGACATTGAAAAAGTATACCAAGGAAATTTGGATACCTGTTGGAGTCGCACTGAAAGGATTGTACAGGATGCTACACACCAGCTAGTTACCATTTTTATTAATATTGCTAGCAGTTGGAAAAATCCTGCTGAAATAAGCTTTTGGCGTGCGGCAGTTGCATTGAGATTAGTTGAAGAATTGCAGAATGCAGGCAAGTCAGTAAAAATAATAATTGGCGGTGGATCCAGAAATTTATGCAGAAATGATAAGTATGAAATCACCACAGCAAGTTTCACAGTAAAAGAATACAATGAAAATATTACAATGGAGCGTTTGGCTGGAATGTGCCACTTAGGTTTTTTTAGAGTATTTGGTTTTGCCGCGTTATGCGCAGCTGAATTAAAAGTGACTGAACATTTAGGTACACCAATTTATACTAGCGTTTCTGAGAATATACCACTACAGTTAAAAGAGGACATTGACAGAGGACACACAAGGATGATTTGTGTTGGCTTGTGCGATGATGTAAATGGAGCCAAAACAGAGCTAGAACGTTGTTATAGGCAATTAGAGAAATATTCTAAGGAAGGTTAGACTCCAACAGCTTCAGCGCATTATCACAATGCGTTGGCGCGGTTGATGTCAACCGAATGAAGTTAAAAATCTAGGAGAAAATTATGATTGATAAAAATGCTTTTGTTATTAGCTTGATGATGAGCAATAGTGATATGGTAAATGCTCTAGCCAAATATTCAGCTAGATATGAAACTGATCCTTTACACAAAAAGCGTAGAGAATTAAGAGAAGCTTGTCGTTGGATGGATGACATGATAAGCAAACATCTTAATTTCAATGGCGCTAATGTGTATAGAATACGCGGCGGATTGTGGCGCATTTGCGGACATCATCCAGGTGAAGCTTACGACAGTTATAAAATTTTAAAACAGTTATAAATCTAGGAGAATTAAAATGGCAGTACTAAAGATTTATGATGCAATATTGGATGGACATGATGAACGTGTCCAACAATGTGGTGATATTGCAGCTGAAGAATATGCAAATGGAATTGTTTGGAGCGAGTGTGAAACTAGAGAGCATAATGTTTTTGTTCACACAACTTTCATTAACACGGTTAACAACGTAGATATCCATTATTGCTACGGAGCTGATCATTATTTATTTTGTCCGGCTGACTAGGAGGTAAAAATGGAAGCTGAATTTTTATTAAATTTAATTATTGGTTTTTGTATTGGTTATACATTATTTAGTTTTATAAACTGGTAGAATTTAATTTAAATCTAGGAGAAAGAAAATGAAACCAAAAGAGAAAAAGCCAAAAAATGTTTTTAGAATCATATCAAGAATTAGTGGTGAAGCGGTTGGATCATATTCAAGATCATGTTGTGATGAATATGATTTTTCAAGTGTAAGTGAAGCGAGAAATGCTAACTGTCATGGAATGTTTAAAGATGAAAAACAGTATAAGATATCTAAGTATAAAGTAACGTATGAATTGATTGATGATGAATGTGATTGATAAAAGTCGATATTTTCAAATCTAGGAGAAAAATTATGATTATTATTTTTAAATCAAAAAGTTTATCAAAATGCGCAAAAAGAGCTTTTGATTTTTCTAAAAACGGAAAAGCCAAAATTGGAGCTTTAGTAAAAAAACCATATGGAAAATATGAAATTAAAATTGAACTTGAGAAATAATTTCCGGACTTGTTTTTAATTTCTAGTTGTGCTTTGCAAGAATAGAAAAAGATTTAAAAAAATGTTGTTATCTTTGTAAATGTAGTTATACTAATTTTGTTAGTTGTTAGATGTAGAAAACAAACGCGCAATAACGCGCAACAAACAATCTAGGAGAAACACCATGAAAGTACTTGTAAACGAAAGCTTCAAAGCAATGAGAGTTGGCGAATTTGTTAAAGCAGCAAAAGACGCTGGCGAATTTATTCTTGATACTACCAATTGTGATTATGCAGTTGCTACGCTCAAGGAAATTGCTGAAGAAAACAACCTCAAAATCAAAGGCAAAACCAAAGCTGAAATTCTCGCAAGTCTGGAAGCTGCTTTGCCTTCACTGAAATTACCGGAGCAAAACAAAATGGGACAGACAGAACAAATCCAAAAAATCGTTGATGATGGCGTTGCAGCTGGTCACGATGATGACACAATGCTTATTACCATCTTTTCGGCAAAACTTGAAGGCGTCAAGTTCAGTATGCTTAACAAGCTTTTCAATGCAGCCATGGAAGCTGGCGGTCACCGAGTCGCACTGAAGAAAGTCAAAGAAGAAGGTCGTTCAATGCTTGTCGAAGCGGAATTCGATCCTGAAAATTACGAACAAGTAACAGAAATGGCCGCAAACATTGTTCGCGCTGTTGATGGCGCTGATACAGTACAGGCAATCAAAGCAATCAAAGCGTATTGTAAAGAGTTTGATTTTGAAATGCCCAAAGCACCAAAAGTTCCTAAAGGAACTTTGCTTGAACGTGTCTATGGTTGGATCAAGAAAAATCCTACTGCTGAAACTGCTGATTTGGCAGAATGGTTAGAGGATCAGAAAAAAGGCGAAAAAATTATTGCTCGCTATGTTTCTCTGATGCAATTCGCACAAGATTTTGCCGCAATCGCAAATGCAGCTCCTGAAGAAGCTGAAGAAGAAGAAGCTGCATAACTAAAGCAGTTCGAATTAAAAAAGCCTGGATGCAATGTCCAGGCTTTTTTTATGCCTGAATTTTTATTTACTGCATAATTTCTGTTTTTGCCTCTAATAATTAACTTTACCAGCAATTATCCAAATTCCTTGCCTAAATGGACACTGGATCGATTTATAGCTATTTTTAACAATTTCGCATACGTTCGTACATCTTTTTAGAAACGATCCCATACAGGCTAACAGAGAGCCTTACAGGCATGTTTGTTTTTTATACAAATAGCAAATTAATTTACAATGCAGATTTTAGTAATTTTTCTTTTCTTGAATTTCTGGATCCAGCTGAATTCTCGAACTATGTTTTTTAAATTTTACAAATGTTAAAATAGACAATTCTATTCTGTTAAAAATCTAGGAGAAAATTGTTATGAAAACTTTTGTTATTACTGGCTGTTCAACTACAGAAAATCTTGGTTACATGATTGCAAAATCGATAAAAGAAAATATTGAAGATTCATATGTTGTTGCGATTGCAAATAATTCATCAGCTCCAATTGTTTTTTCTGACTTGGATAAAGTTTCTGATCATACCATGTGTTGTGATTTAACTGATGATATGCAAATCAGAAATACTATTTTCCAAATAATTGAAAACTACGATGAAATTTATTGTTTGATAAATTGTGCTGGTATGAATGGAAATTACTGGTTTGAGGATATGTGCGAACAAAGATATGATGACATCATGGATGTTAATGCAAAATCCATTTATAAATTTACACAAGGATTGTTACCAATTTTATCAGACTCGAAAGGAACTGTTTTAAATATTGTTTCGAATGCTGCGCATGTTCCAATGCGTTGTTCTATGGCATACAATGCAAGCAAAGCAGCTGCCAAAATGATAACAATGCAACTTGCTAGAGAGTTAACGCAAAAATATGACATAACAGTATTTTCAATAAGTCCAAACAAATTGAAAAATACTGCTATGAGCAAATACATTGATGAAAAAATTGAAGAAGTCCGTGGATGGAGTGCGGAGCAATCCAAAGAATATCAATTAAACGCTCTTGTTACTGGTGAAGAAACTGATCCAGAACAAATTGCTGAATTGGTATCTTTTCTATTAGAGAAAAAAGAAAGGCATTTTTATTTAAGTGGATGTGACATCCCTTACGGCGCATAAACTCACAAACAATTTTCAATAGGAAAAATTATGTCTATCAAAATAGAACAAGTTGCAATTGGTGTCAGAGCTGGACAAGCTAATGAAAAAGTAAAAGCGATAAGAGAAATTCTTGGAGCTGTTGATTGGATACATGATACGGTAAAATTCAGTGGTGAAGTTGATAATGATAAAACTGAATGCACTGTTGCGAATTTAAATTTTAATTATGATTTAATTCCTGGAGTTGAGTTCGAAATAATAGAATTTATCGATGGGATAAACTGGCATGAGTTTAGAAATTCTAATCAACCTGATACGCCTTTCATAAGCCATCTAGGATTGCATATAGATGATTATGATGAATTTGATGAAGTTAAAAATAAATTGCTAAAAGCTGGATTGAATATAATTCAGGAAGCGAATACTTTTGAGCATTCGAATCCAAAAGTTCCAGACAATAGAAAATATCACTATTTGATTTTTGATACTCTGAATGCTTTTGGTTTCGATTTAAAATTAATTTATAGGATTGACACTAATGAAAACACCGCATGATAGAGCATTGGAGAGAATTGAAAAAAAAATTATCTCTGAAGAGTTTTTTAATGAATCTATAGATCCAGTAACTGAGGGGTTGAAATCTCTTATACAAATAAGGGAAAATAGGGATTTAAAATATGGCAATGCCGAATTGAAAAAGGGAGCTGTAATGCTAGCTCTTTTTGGTGGTAAAATTCCTGATCTTAAAACTGAATCTGATTTAAATAGATTTGGTATTTTGAATTTCATTGTTAGTAAGTTAATTAGATACTGTAATAATTTTGAAGATGGACATGATGATTCTTTAAATGACATTTCAGTGTATTCTCAAATATTAAAAAATTTGTATGGAAGGTGAAAATGAAAACAGGAATTGCACTTGATACAGAAACAACTGATTTGCTAGCTCCTGAATTGGCGGATTTAATACATCAACCGTTTATCACTGAGATATACATTTGCAAATTTGATTTGGATACTTTCAGAATTGTTGATGAAATAAATTCTTTAGTTAATATTCCAATTAATGTTCCAGATCATATAACAAAAATAACCGGCATTACGGATTTCATGCTGGAAGGCAAGCCTGTATTTTCAGAGCTTGTTGATGATATAATAGAGCTATGCAAAGGATCTGATTTGGTAGTTGGACATAACTTAATGTTTGATCTGGATGTGCTTAGGCATAATATGAGAAGATCCAATGATGAGGATAGATATCCAGAATTTTCTGAAATGATATGCACAATCGAAAGAAGCAAATGTATAAAAAGAAGGAGACTTAAACTAGGTCAACTTTATCAAATGGCAACTGGATTATATCACGATGGAGCGCATAGAGCTAAAGCCGATGTTGTAGCTACAATTCAATGTTATAAATTCTTAGTGAATGAGGGATATATTTAAATGACAATTGAAAACATAAAACCAATGATTTATTTAGGGTTAAAAACTGGATTTAGTTTCAAAGAAACATTTGCAGATGTTAAAAATGTTATTGCTAATTGCGTCCGTGATAATGCAATTGGTATAGCAGACACCGGAGGCACTTATGCATACTATGACATGGAAACAAAAACAAAAGACACCGATGTAAAACCAATTTATGGAATTAGATTTACAGTTGTAAAAGACGCGACTGAAAAAGTAAAACCTCGCGGACAATCTGGATGTGAATATATATTGATTGCAAAAAATCAAGATGGCATTCGCGAACTGTATCCGCTAGTAAAAACATACTATGATAATTTTTATTATCGCGGAAATATTTCCTACGATGATATTTTAGAATTGTCTGAAAATATAGTTGTAATAGCGGAACACGTTCAAGGATTAGCAAGACTTGATTATATAGCATTAACAACCACAACTCCAAATCATATGATTGATGCTTCTGTTGATGAAAATATTCCGTTAGTTGCAATTCAAAATTGTCATTATTTAAATAAAGATGACCATGGAACATATGAATTATTAGTTGGTCCAAGATATTCTGAAAAACAAACTTATCCACAATATTTAATGCCCGATGATGAATATATTAATTATCAAAAGAAAAAAGGAGTTTCTGAAAATCTTATTTCGCAGGCAATTCAAAACACTCATGCCATAGCCAATTCAATTGAAAAATTCGAATTACCAAAAGCTCCTATGGTTAGATCTAAATCAGAAATGAGCATTGATTTTAGATGCAGAAGCGGAGCGAAAAAACGAGGGATTGATATTAAAAATCCTGGTATATACCGCGATAGGTATTTAATGGAAATAGAACTTATCAAAGAAAGGGATTTTGCTGATTATTTTATTGTTGTTGCTGATTTGATAATTGAAGCAAAAAAGAAAATGCTAGTTGGACCTTCTCGCGGATCATCTTGTGGATCTCTAGTTTGTTATTTAATGCGAATAACAGAAATAGATCCAATTGAATATGGATTATTATTCGAAAGGTTTATTGATGTCAACAGAAAAGACCTACCAGATATAGATATCGATTTTCCAGATAAAAATAGACAGTCTGTTATTAAATGGCTAGTGAAAGAATATGGTAGTGATATGGTTTGTCATGTTGCTAACGTTAGTACTATGAAACCAAGATCCGCTATAGTGCAATTTTCAAAAGGACTTAGGATATCAGCAGGAGCAACAGAGGAATTAAAAAATTCAATTATTGAAAGGTCTGGTGGTGATTCTCGCGCAGCATCATGTATGGAAGATACTTTTGAAACAACCGAAGTTGGAAGAAATTTTATAGAAAAATATCCATCTATGAAAAATGTTTCTAAGGTGGAACAGCATCCATCGCATACTTCAGTCCATGCCGCTGGTATTATTGTTTGCAATGAACCAATCCATAATTATTGTGG